ATGCTCCAACCACTTCAATTTTATCTTGTTCTGTTCTTTTAGTAATAGCCATTTTTTGTCTCCTATTTTAATTATCGTGACTTAGCATGTCACCTGTCCGACCCAATCTCTGAAAGGGTTATGTGTCTGTAAAATATGTCATACCAAACATTATTGTAGGTGTACTTCCCCATCCAGATGGAGAAAGATAAGATGAAGTTGTTCCTGCTCCATTCAGATAAGTTACATAAGCCTGAGTAGTACCTTGATTTCCGTATGCATGTAAACTATTAACATTTTGTCCAAGACTATGAACATATGGAAAACTTCCAGTAGAGTACTGGTCACTGCCAGGTGCTATGGTAAATGGAAACCCTGATATGTAACCATAAGTTCCTGTCATATTCGATCCCAGACTAAGTACAGAAACGTAACATTGTATATAAACCATTTGACCAATTTTTGTGTAAGTTCCAAGTCGTACATTATAATTTTCCCCAGTAGGTGCGTTTGCCCCTTTTAACGTAGGTGTCCAACTGCCTTGTTCATAATCGTCTAGCTTATGATCCGCATCAGTTCCACCGAGGTATATACCGCCTGATAGGTAAGCGTCTTTGAAGCGTTTAGTACTGTAACCAAGATCTAAAGCGTTATCTGTGTAACTACCAGTAGCTACGTTTGTAGGAATAATAGCATCTAGTGTTGACTCTATAGTTACACCAGCATCACCTGAACCAATGTATAAACCGCCAGAATTATTACCAATACTACCTACACCTGTGCCGTCTTTGTAAAAGTTTAAAATAGTGCCATCAGAGGAGTTCCTATTTATAGCCATAGGTGTACCACTACGGCTTACATAAGTTTCTCCATTTGGATGTGCTTCAAACCCATCTACATTATAACCAGCACTTGTCTTACCGATTAACACCTTTTCATTACTGTCAATCCTAAGTGCCGTGGCGTCTGCGTTATCGTCAATGCCTTTTGAAGTAAATGCACCAGTAGTAGTAATTGCTCCAGAAGTGTTGATTGCAATATCATTTGCTAGATCAGCAGTAGTAATTGCACCGTCAAGTACCGCTGTGGATTTAATTGTATCAATTGCCATTACTATCTATCCTTAATGTAAGTCTGTCCATGCAGTACCGTTATATACTTGAGCTTTGTTTGTTGCAGTCAAGTAAATCATCATACCAGCGGCAGGAGAAGATATTGCACTATCTCTTGCAGTTGTTGTTGCATGTACTGCTAATTGAACATGATTAGATGCAGTGAATGATGCACCAGCGATTGCGCCTGTACCAGTAATAGTAGGTGATGTCAAAGTCTTGTTAGTAAGTGTATCAGTAGATACCAAACTTACCAATGTAGAATTTGCACCAGCAGGAAGTAACATTGTATTCGTTACACTTGCACTATGTGGTTGTGGTTTGATTGTTTGTCCATGTGAGTTTGCATGACAGTTAAGTTTAATCTGTCCCTCAACTGATGAACCGTCACCTTTGATTTCTACAATCTGTGTTGCTGGATCAAGATCTAAATTGCCAGATGCAGTTGTCACATCTCCACCAATAACTGGTGAAGTCAATGTTTTGTTTGTAAGTGTCAAAGTATTTGCAGCAAGACAAATAGATGCAGTATCACTCAAGTTTGTACTTGCAATTGTGATTGCAGAAGAACCATCGAATGCTTGTCCAGCAATATTAACTGATGCCGCAAGAGCAGTTGCCGTTGCAGCGTTACCTGTAGTAGAACCAGAAGTTCCAGAACAGTTACCAGTTACGTTTCCTGTAAATGTACCAGCGATTGCGCCTGTACCAGTGATGGTAGGACTTGTTAAAGTCTTGTTTGTTAAAGTCTGAGTTGCAGTATTCAATGTTACTGTGTCAGATGAAAGTGTAGAACCATCGCCAAGCTTGGAGTACACTTCTACGAAATTGGCGTTGATTTTGCCTGCTCCACTACGGAGGTCATCGCCTGTTCCGTCATTCGCAGAAGTTCCACGCCCTATTGCTTGATATGCCATTCTGGGTTTCTCCTATTAATTCCTATAGTTATTTATACGACTAATCTCACTGACTATCGTATGTTTGTGTATTTTTATCAAAGGTTGTGTCTATTGTTGAGAATAAAGAGAGCAACCCTGTTCCTGTATTTGCATCTGTATCAAAGTTATCATCTGTTGCATCAAAAGAAACAGTACCTTGGTCAAAAGATGTTGCATAACGACCTTCTGTATCATCTACTTCTGTTCCACCTGTCTCTTCATCAAATCCTGAGAAGATGTTATCGAAAGATACAAAGTCATTATCAAATCTATTTATTAACCCACCTCTGTCAATGATAATCTCAGAAGGAGGCATAACATTAATTCTTGTGTTGTAAGCTGCATCTGGAATGTCACCATTCGAATCAGAAACTTGATTAATTCTAATATGTCCAAACTGTCCGATAGGATATAAATCTCTTGTGTCATTATATCCAGGCGTAACTGAACGCCCAATAGGGTCAGTATAGTTTGGTATAACTCCAGCAGTTCCAATTGGTGGAACTGCGAAGGCATACTTTGCAAGATTTTCTAATGTTGGGCCTAAAGTGAACGGAGTATTAAGTCTATTCCTATCTAGTCTCACACTTACAGTTTGTGTTAATGTTACTTCACGTTCATTTCTAGCAAAATCTGTAACGTCTTCCCCAGCAACTTTTGCATTTGCGTTTACACTTGTACTATCTGTTGTAGTACCCAATCTCCTACCAAACACTGTTGTGAATAGAGTTCTGAATGTAGAAGCAAGTTCTGGAGTGAATGTTCCAGTGTCACCAGTGAAGTCGTAAATATCTCCAGCAGCTGGGTTTCTAATTCTTAGAGAATTTAATTGTGCCTGTTCTAAAGATGTAGCAAAAGAAACCTCACCAAACACGTTCCAACCAGCAGGGTGAATTGACCTACGAACACTATCTCTCCATGTGTTAATCGACTCACCGATACGAACAACATAAGAATAATCTTGATAGTAGAAACTATCTTGAACCTTCATAGAAGATTCACTAATCTGTCCTCTATCACTTACATACCTACCACCAGTTTGAATTGTAGCACCAATAACTGTTTCTGATTTTGAGTGTACACACTGCACAACCTCAGCAGAAGCTCCAGTTGCAGTAGTTATAATTTCTCCTCTAGTAAAATGTTCTACAGGAGTTTTTAATTCAAGCAATCTATTTACAGGATTAAAAGAAACAATCGAAGCTGTATGAGATGTAAACGTATCACCAATAGTGAAATTTCCAGATATGTTTTTAATAATTACATTTCTGTTCATGGTTATATCTGGAACACTAGTGTATCCTAAACCAAGATTTGTAATACCAACTTTAAGAACTTTACCAACACCACTGTTAGAGAGGGCGAGTATAGAACCACCAGAACCAGTTGATGAAGTGATACCCATAGAAGGTAGAGTTGTATAACCACCACCATCTTCAAATATTTCTATTCGAGATAATGAACCTGTTTCTGATGCAACACCCAAGTCAGTGAATGTTTGATCTTCAACGATTATAACATCACCAGTTTCTAAAAGTAAAGTATCTGGCTCTGACAAGTTTTGTTCTTGTCTAATTTTAAAATCTTCAGATTCTTCTCGTAAAACCTTTTCACCAGTTTCATATATTATAGTATCACCACTCTCCATTAAGAGATTGTCTACATGTTCTATAATGATATCGTTGTGGTGTGTCTCGCCTTCATAAACGATGTTGTCAACTTCAGTTTCAAGTTCTAATGATAATGCACCACCAAGAACTTTAATCTTTGCAGCTGCGCCAGAACCATTTGTGTTTGAGTTGTTGAATGTAATTACATCATCATACACATATCCTGTACCACCACTCTCAACATGAACTTGATCAATACCACCTTCACCAATATCTGTGATAGCACCTTGAACGCCGATACTTCCTAAGTTTTCGAAGTGAGCTTTGTCATCTACTTTGTAGTACTGTCCCTGTTCTGTTACGGTAACATTACCAACAATGCCAGAAACTTCAGCACGAATAAGTTGGTCTAAATCATTTGATATTGCGTTAATTGTTTCGCCAATAGTAAACGTGCCACTAATTGTGGTTCTGTCAAGATTGAGTTCTGCAATAAGTTGTGCGCCCTCTTTGTACTTAACAATAGTTTGACAAACAGCAGTCGCACCAGAAGTTTCACCAGTAACTACTTGACCAATAATTTGGTTAAAGTCTGATGTACCAATCTCAGTAACACGCATTAGTAAATCATCAGACCATTGGCCATTTGAAACTCTTAGAACATTTTCTCTTGGGTATAGGAGTGAAGACTCTTCATCGAAAAGTATTCTGAAGAATAGTTTGTGTCCTTCAAGAGTACCTTTAGCCTCATACAAACTCCTAATGTTCTTCATTAAGTTTCGTTTAGAAACACCACTTGCAATACTCTCTGGAATAGATTCCATAATAGAGTCTTTGAAGTTATCTAAGAAATCATAAACTGTATTGTCAACATCTGCATATGCAAGAAGTTGTTGAATGTTCTGTACAGGGTTTGCACGATATGAAACAACAGGAGCTTTAGCACCAGATGTTAAACCAACTACAGTTTCGCCTTTTTGAAATTTTTGTTGAGATGATATGTAAAGAACTTTTGTATTATCATAATCATCAACAAGTATCTTTGCTGTGTATCCAGTAGTTTCGCCACGAATTTTTTCTCCAGCAACAAACTTACCAACTGACTCTTCAAGTACGACATTCTCTTCTTGTTGATCAAGAATATAGTTTACACTATTAGTTTCTTGAATCAGAAAATCGTTTGAACCACCAAGTGTCAGTTCAGCAGATTCTAAAAACTGATAGTAATGTTTTAGAAAAAGAGCAAACTGAGGATGATCTGCCTGAACAAATTCTGGCAGTTGATACTGAACGTGAGGTGATACCTTGTTAGTTAGTTTTGGTGTGTTACCAGCCATTTAGACAAACCCTATTAATAAGATGAACCGCTTGAAGACGAACTAGAAGAAGAAGAACTTGATGAACCACCGAATGATACATCAGTAGCACCACCAGTTGAAGTTGTACCAAAAGTTCCAACAACAGAGTGAGAACCTGGCGAAGCAGTCTTACCATCTTGGTCTGTTTGTGCGTCAATAGTTGAACCACCAACATCAATACTTAAAAGTTGATTTCTTACAGAAACAATATCATTTGAAGATGGGATTGAGAAGAAGTGAATTGTACCATCGTCATTAACAGTAGATGTAACTTGAAGGTCATTGACAATAATAATACCATTATTATAATCTATTGTACCGGCATTATTATTTAAGTAAACTCTTTTCTGAGCAACAACACTATACACACGAGTCAAACCAGAGCCATCATCATCAATATAGAATGTGTCTGTTGAACCAGCAAGAGTAAATCCTGTTGATGCAATTACTGGTGGTTCGTCATCGTGAGGATGATAGATAGAATTATAATACTTGACAATGTACTGTTGTTTAGTATTGATTGCAGCTCTCATAGACTTATACATTCTTATGTTTGTAATATTGTTTATGATTGCTTTGTCAGATGTATCAATCAATCTAGACAACTCAGAATATCTAAACATACCGTCAAACTTCTCTAAGGTAGTATCACTATAATCATCAATTGTTTTATTAACTATAGTCTCCAAGTCACCAGAACTTTTTACAGTATTCTCTGGGTTATATCTGAACGAAACATTCAACACAATGAATATTGTTTCTGGATCAATAATAACTGGTCGAACAGATGCAATATTATAATTAGATAACTGACTAATGATAGTTGTCTTCTGTTGTTCTGTTAAGAATGTTCCCTGTAGTGGGCTAATAGAAATGTAAACATTACCGTAAGTCTTTGGGTCATTATCTTCACCACCCCACACTTGAATTGTTTTAATGTTAGGATAGATCGAAGGCAGAATAGTTTTATAATCATATGCTGTAACAGCACGTTTCTGAGCCGTGTAACTTAGAGGAGCATTGTATTTTATAGAACGAATTGTTTCTGGTTCTGCACCACCAGTTGCGGCAGATATAGTTGATACTGCAATATTACTTTGTCCAGATATTGAAGTGGAATTGAAAGAACTTGCACCATTAGCGGCCTCTTTGTTAGTAACAACATATTCTAGAATTATAATATTACCATCAATAGGTTTCTTACCAATTACGTTGTCACCGAAGTAAACTTCAAACTTTCCATCTTCTACTTCTTGTAGAAAATATTTTCTATCTGTACCTGTTACGTTTGTTATTTCATCTGCAAGAGAATATGCTTCGATAGTATTATCAGCTGATGAGGCTTGAACGGAAACTTTTAATGTTGTAGTATCGGCTCTGTTACTTGTAATCAAATATTTCTTTTCTGGGTCATTTGAATCTACTGTGTACTTTGTAGTAACAAGAGTTCCCTCATAGACAGGAAGATTACCAAAGATAATAAGACCATTAGTTTGTGTTGCAGTAACATCTTCATTAACAACAAACCCATAACTAGTTCCACCGATTGAAGTTGTAAACTTCTGGCCCTTATTAATTGTTAAAGATGATAACGAACCATTACTAACAGTGATATCCAAATTTGCCAAAGGCGCACGAGCAGAACGTGGAGTGTAACCCAAAGTCTTTGCATGAGAAACAACTGAGTTACGAAGAGATGAACTATCCAAGAACATTTCGTTCGCCGCAAAGTTAGCATTCATTGCAAGGTAATGTGTGTTGTATGCCAAAACATCAAGTATCGCAGAAAGACCAGAACCCTCAAAGTTATAATCTGAAAATTCAGACTGACCCTTCATGTATGTTTTTAGATTTGTTTTTATGTCATCAAAGTCTAACTCTGTGACTTGTACTTTTCCTGCCATTTATCTTAGTCTCTCTAAAAATAATTGTACCGACTGAGCTTCAGACGGAGAATTTACAACAAAGAACTCAATGGTAACATTGTAAGCATTCTGATCAATGTTTGCGTTTGATTTTATACTTATCAATTCTACTCTAGGTTCAAAGTTATCAATAACATCCTGTACATATCTGGATAGTAAATCCTCAATAACGGGCGAAACTGGTTCAAACAATATAGAACGAATGTTTGATCCAATCTCTGGATGAAAGGGTCTTTCGTGAAAATTCGTATTGATGAGATTTCGAACACTACGTTTCACTGCTTCGATGTTTGATATCTTTTGAATATCACCAGTAAGAGGATGTGCAAGGAAATTCAGATTCAAATCTTTAAAGACTTGTCCGTTACGTTCCGAATTGTTTGTCGCCTCAGCATCTCTAAAAGCAGTTGGATTTGCAGCCATTCTTATTCTCCTTATTTGTATTTATAACGAAACTCAGAGATTAATTAAGGAACGATTAGCAATATGTCCCTCTTCAATATCAGATTTTGATTGTCCGTGATATGCAACCGCATGATGATTCTTAATCATCAACTCATTGATTGAGGTATCTGCAAAGTCAGTTGTTCTCCATAACTCACCAAGGATACGGCCGTATTTACCTTCTGCATCCTTTCTTGTTTTAAGAACAATACCACCCTCATCATCTAACAACTTAGTAATATAAGCTTTTGCGGCAAGTCCATACTTCTTTTCTTCCAAGTCTCTTGTACGACTTTCTGGTGTGTCAATTCCAAACATACGAATACGTTCTTTCTTTAACCATACACCAAACCCCAAGTCAATATCTACATCAACTGTATCACCGTCTATTATCTTTACTACCTTACATCTATACTCATACATTTTTCATTTCCTATTTCGTTTTTGTTATCCTGCTGACACTGTACCAGAGCCAGATGCAGATGCATTTGGCACCCAACTTTCGTGTCCTCCAGTTGCATCACCT